CTAAAAAGTGTGATACCTGTGGTCGCATTAAGCTCACTGAATGCACCTGCAGGAGGCGTTCCTGTGGTCCCCAACTTTCAGAGTGGTAATCTTACCAGTCATACTGAGACATCCAGTACGGTAACGGAAACTATAAATGTGATTGAATATCAGACGGGCTGGCAATATACAGTTACAGGTAATAATATAAAAACAGATAGTAACAGCTTGGTACCTCCTGCTACGAGTACAACCCAAGCTATAAATGGAATTAATTCTACGTGGACAAGCCTAGATGCTACAAATATGCCGAACTTCTCCGTAACAGATTCTGCAAAACCTTGGCAACTAACAACAACACTCAGTCAACCAGGGTTAAAATCTCAGACCATAATCCAGAGAACTACCGAAGTAACTTCAGTCACAGACACGGTTTCCACGTTCAGTCAGTAAAGTATTTACTAGTTGCATTAAACATAATCAGTGCTCCTATCTATGCCAATGAAGTAGGTGGTGTCAGTGCTACAGCCAATCCTATAGCTAATAGCTCAGGTAGTGTCACTAACCAAGCGATACAAGTTTTACAAGGACCATATATAACTAACACTTATGGCAATGGAGTTTCATGTCAGGGGTCTACTTTGAACATCACTCCCTTTGTAACTCTCAGTGATTCATGGAAAGAACCATATGAATCAGTTTATATGGACCCAGTATTTGATAACTCTGATACCAACAACGATGGAGTGTTAGACAATCCAGGTTCTATTCTTTATCACAAACCCACCAGAACAGGTCAGAAGACCAATCACAATATTGGTTGGGGTATTTCTGCAACTATATCTGTACCGTTGGACAAGAGACATAATGAAGGCTGTCTGAAGGCAGCTAATATACAGAATCAATATCATGCACAGCTGGTTGCCAATAAGAGATTAGACTTTGAAATTTCGAGATTAAAGCACTGTGCGGAGCAAAGAAAATTGGGAGTATCATTTCATCCTGACAGTCCTTCACATAAAATCTGTGCGGATATCGTAGTTGCAAATCCTCATGGAACTATTCCTAATCATCAGCACTCGATTCCGAAATAAGTTTCTTCTTTCTTTTCAATCCTTTAAACTTCTCTCCTTGTTTTTTACCCAGTAAACCTTTAATTCTTTTTATTAATTGCTTTATTAAGGGCTTTACTAACCTTAATAATAGGGGTGTTGCTGCTGCTGAAGCGGTTGCCACGACAGCGATTGCAGCTGTTGTACTTATTTGAGCAGTTGTAGGTAGTAGTTTTTCGACTGCAGTGGTTATTTCATAGTTAGTTACACAGATCTGACCGTCTTCAGAGAGTGAATGAGATACAACGATCTCATTGGATTGAGCATTTCTCATATCTCCTACTCTTAAATCAGTAGGTCCGGGACAGGGAACATCTTTCTTCGGTGGAGTCTCCGGTATATCTAAATCAGGTTGAGGTGTATCTGTCTCTGGAGGTGGAGCAACAACAGGAACAGGTTGTTCCTGAGTGTAAATTAAATTTTCTGGCTCATAATTTATAGGTTCAAACCAGGGGACAGAACCATCACACATGACACGAGAACCTCGTTCATCCTGATCAACTAATTTAATTGAACTTTTATTTGCAGGATTATATTTAACGCAACCCGGAACATTAATTATTGGAGATCCAATCTGTAAAGTTATTGGTGGAGCTTGTGGTATTGAATGATTGATATTATAAATAGGAACTGGTGTAATACCTATCTGTCCTATTCCTATAGTCTGTATCTCAGACACTTAGCAATCTTTAAAGTCTCTAGCCATCTGACCACCTATCTCTCCACCCTGTTTCTGTCCAAACATATTAAAGAATCCAGCTACTAACCATCCCACATAAGGTATCTCTGTAAGAACAGGAGTTATAGGAGCAGTGATACTAGCTGCTGCAAGCTTCCCTGTAGCCTCTCCAGAGCCTTCTGCTTTAATACATGCAATCTGTTTCTCAGTTAACCCAGAGCTCTCTGAGACGCTTCCAGTGGCTCCTCCTGCTACTGACTGTTCATATGTATTTATTTCTGCTTTACCTAAACCAAGAAAACCTGCTGGTTTATCAATAGACTTTTCAGTTTGAATTATCTTTGGTGCATGAGATCTATATTTAATGGTATATCCTTTCTCTGAAACACTTGCTATATAACTTGTATAAGGTCCTACAGGTAAATTTATTATTGGTAAATTACTTTTTCTATTAGATATAGATTGTATCAGAGCAAGATGAGATAAACCAAAGAGCACTCCTAAAGAACCTACGAATACTTTCTTTAATCTAGAGGGTCTCTGGCTGTACATTTTAAGTATTTATTCTACTTTAACTCCTTTATCTAATTGATCAAGAAGCTTTTGTTGTTCCAGAACTAATTGCAGCATCTATGGCTGTAAAACTTTCTGATGTCCAGATAGAAGTCGTACCATCAACTTTTTTGTAAGCTTTGATAATTTCTAGATGATCTACATTACGCTGGATCATTTCTTTCCATTCTGTTTCAGTGGTGATTGTATTTTTAGGATTAGCTGTTTGATATGCAGCAAAATTAGCATCTGTATTAATTACTGTTACGCTATCGCCAGCTGCAGAAAAAATTGCTGCAATCTCATCGGCTGTTCTTTCTTCCATGATCAAAAAATTTATTTACTTTTATTATAACAACAACTTACGCAGCCTTCAAAGCATTTACTTCTGCGGATAGCTCTTGGATAGCTTTTACTAACACAGGAATTAATTTACCTTGTTTTGCTTCTAACTTTTCTGGATCTTCATCAAGAACCAAGTTAAGATAGTCACAATCTTTTTGTGCTTCTTGTAGTTCCTGTGCAATAAACCCTGCTCTGATTAAGCCATCTTTAGCTGGTACACCTTCTCTAGTTTGCCATTTAAATTTAACTGCTCTGATAGTATTAATAAAGTCAAGACCTACAGGTAAATCTACAATATCCGTTTTATCTCTTCTATCAGATAAAGAACTAATAGAAGTATCAGCACAACGCAAATTAGAAATACTTGCATTTCCAAGTGTCACTTGATTACTTGAACTTCCGCTAGATGGTACAGATCCCTGTCCAAGACAAGCATTATTACTACCACTTACACCGTTAAGAGTTCCTTGTCCTATTCCAGTATTACCATCACCTACGCTGTCATATCCAGCAAAAGATCCAAGATATGCACAATTACTTCCATTTCCCAGCATTTGAGCATAATGTCCAACAACTGCGTTATTTGTTCCTGAAGTAACTGCGTACATTGCATTATTACCTACTGCCACGTTGTTATTTCCTGTACATTGTCTTCCAGCCGAGTTTCCAACAGCAGTTAAAGAGTCACCTGTTGATTTTGAATATCCAGCTTGATAGCCAACAACAGTCATATTTGTCATGGTAGTCACACTCTGTCCAGCATCACAACCAACAGCAGTGGCATTATTAGCTGTCGTAAGAGAATCTAAAGCTTTATCTCCTAAAGCTGTAAGTGAAGATCCAGTAGTGTTTGCTGCCAAAGTAAACTGCCCAACAGCAGTATTATTAGAAGCAGTAGTATTTGCAGATAAAGCTTCTCTACCAACAGCCGTATTACGTTCCCCTGTAGTATTAGCATCTAAGGCATTAGCACCTATTGCTACGTTCATAGCTCCCGTTGTGTTTGCTAATAACGCTGCATTTCCAACTGCTGTATTATTTGCTCCAGTAACTGCTGTACTACCTGTAGCTCCTAAAGTAGCATTACCTACTGCGGTATTATTATTAGCAGTTGTTAAAAGTTGAGCAGCATAAGCACCTATAGCGACATTATTAACACCTGTAGTTAAACTTACTCCAGAAAAAGCACCTATGGCTGTGTTTGTAGAACCAGTTGTGTTTGCTGCTAAAGAATCTTGACCTACAGCGGTATTATTACTTGCCGTAGTATTATTTCTTAAAGCATGATTTCCAACAGCAGTGTTGGTTGAACCAGTTGTATTATCTTCTAAAGAAGCTCTACCTAAAGATGTGTTTTCAGTTCCAGTTGTGTTTTCAGTTAATGATTTATAACCAAAAGCAGTATTGTTATTACCCGTAGTATTAGCATCAAGAGCCAAAGCTCCTACCCCTACGTTATTTGTTCCAGTTGTGTTATTTTCCAATGCAACATATCCCAACGCAGTGTTATTACTAGCAGTTGTGTTGCTTGACAATGTACCGTGACCAAAAGCAGTATTAGTACCTCCTGTAGTATTAGCATCTAAGGATAAACCACCCACTGCTACATTTTGACCACCTGTTGTATTTGCTGTTAAAGCATCAGCACCAATGGCTACATTGTAATTAGCAGTTGTATTTGCATCTAAAGCATTTGCTCCGATAGCTACATTGTTTCCTCCTGTTGTGTTTACAAGTAAAGAACTCGATCCTACAGCTGTGTTATTATCTCCAGTTGTTATTGCAGTACCAGCATCTTTACCAAATAAACTATTATTATTAGCATCAGTTCCTGTAAAACTATCACCAGCATTTGTACCAGCTACAGTGTTACCTTGTGCATCACTTGAAACACCACTCGCTATTGTTGAGAATGAGAGAACACCAGCACCATCTGTAACAAGAGCCTGACCTGAAGTTCCTTGACTTGTTGGGAACTGTGCAACCTTTGTACCATTAGCTGCGATACCTATCTGCCCAGAACTCACTCTAAAGATTCCTGTGTCGGTATCTCCAGTAAAACTTATAGAAGGAACAGAAGCAGTACCATCAGGGAATGTTCCACCAGCATTAAGATAATCTGCACCTGCAAATATCACTCCGAAGAATGATTCTCCTGAAGATGGAGCAGAACTAAAAACTATATTTGTTCCTGTTAATTGAAATCCTGTTGTCCCGGAAGAATCTGGTTCCTGGACTACACCTCCGACAGATATTAATAATTGAGTCTCGTACTTTGGAAAAGGGACTGGAGATATACCTCCGACAAGTAGAGCAAAAGAAGTGGTACTACCATTAAAACTACTAGATATATCATCAATAGTTTTATAATCTTCGTTTGATCTTATGTCATTTCCAATATATGGCATGACTGTTTAGCTACAATATTCTTTTTCTGTTCTTATTTTACAGGCAGTAATCTTGGGAATTACTAAGTATTAGGACCAGCAGTCGATGGTTGTGTCGGCCAGACAACTTCATCAGGTGTTTTATCTGAATAAGTTTGAGGAATATCTCTTATGTTTTGTCTATATGCAGCCCACTGTGCCTGATCAACAGAAGCACCAGTTGTCATTGTCCAATCTGTATCTTTCAATATCTGATCTCTTGTAGCTCTGATACTATCCCAAGTTGGTGCATCTTCATCAGCAGCTTCGGCTGTATTAGTCTTTGCCCACTCAAGGTACTCCTGATAGTCGATGTTTTCGTCATCAAATGGAATCCATTTTTTACTTTTCCAAATAACCCCAACATTTGTAGTTTGGTTTACTGCATCTTTGTAAAATTTGTAATCTGCCATAATTAAAGCTCCGCACTAAAAGATGCACACAAATCATCTGCTGCATCTCCTAAACTAAATAAAGTACCTGCATTAACTTGAAATAAACATTCACTTTTAGACTCAAAAGCATTAGGTGTTGCACCAGAAAATGCAGCATTCCCTTCTAAAGAAAATGTAGGTCTAGTTCTTTTTTCTACTTTATATTGATATTCAAAATTAGAAGAGCCTCCAGATGTAGCATATCCTTTAAAAGCTGCTGTGCCATCTGTCATGGAGACACCTTCGTAATATCTCATACACTTCATTAACTCATCTGCAAATGACCTATGCTCAAAATCTGTTGCCACGCTGCCTACTTCTATTTGAACTTTAGTAATAAACCAAGTAGCATTTGCAGAAGATATTACTTGAACTGCTCCTGTTGCTCCTTCTGCTCTAGCACCTATCCAAGAACCTCCTGCACTTCCTCTTTTACCCGAACCACTACCCATATCAAAATTCAATTCTAAACCAATACCATTATTAATAACCCAAGTTCCACCTGTATCTCCAGGAATCGTTATTGATTTTTGTTCCCAAGTATCTGCACTACTAATCGTATAAGTAAATGGATAAGCTCTGTTTTGTGCACTATTCATCAAGGAACCACCATGAGTTCCAGTCACACTTGATTTGACAATAAAAGAAAGAGTAATTGTTTTTGCATTTGATGTTCCATAAGACAAATGACCAATATTTCTACCCTCAATTCTTTGAGCTATTTTATAAACATCACCACTACCTGGTGTCACATTAGTTGTAACAGCAACTTTTAGTGCATGGGGAGCTCCTTGTCCCTCTGAAGATATATCTTGTTGAATAAGATTGAATACACCTAATGAACTTTCACCTCTCGCATACCACCTATCCATACAATAAGAATTACTACCAGAGTTACATGTAACTTGAGATCCTGACAAGCTTCTTTGAAAAACATCAGCTTTACCATTAGTTATGATATTTCTATTACCTAACTGTCCAGCTAAAGGAAGAATATCATTTGTTAAATCTTGTTTTTCAGCTGCAGTAAAGTTTGTATTCTTTACGTTTGTAGAAAGTCTATCTGAGCTTACTGTATTAAGAGCCATTTATTATACCTCCTTAAGTCTGTTCTAGATAACTGACACCTACATCCAGAGCAGTTGCCGTGTTAGCTCTTACTCGCAGGATATCACTTGACTCCATAATTATTTTTGATCCACTTATTATTTCTAATGATGATCCTGCAGGAACTGGAGCATTCCTTATTATATAAATATCATCTCCTGAGTTTGTTACTAAATAAACATCAACCTGAGCACTTGCTCCTGTCTTGTTTGAAACTAAACAACTTAAAAGAACTAAAGTTGCTGAACCTCCTGCTGTTAAAACATTAGTATTTGTACTACTAACAGCATCTGTAACAACACTCGACTTAGTGTCAATTTTAAAGGTGTTTGCCATATTATCCTAAAGCTAGTATGAGAGCGAGTTGGTCTTGAGAATCGAAAGCCCCGGTGACAGTTAGGTTTCCTGTAACAATAAGGTTACTTGGACTACTACCTGCAGTTCCGAGTGTTACTGCACCAGATGAATCTATTTTAACCCTCGCAACCCCTCCGGTCACTAGGTGTAATTGATCTGAACCTGGACTAAATAATCCTGTATTAGGATCTCCTGCGAACTTTAATGCACAACTGGATAATGAACCTAATGCAAAATTAGAATTACTACCATCCTCTTGTAATAAAGGGAATCCACCTATTGTGGTGGCATCATGAATACAGACTGTCTTCTTCTCAGTATCTACAGTTACTTCACCTACTGCTCCTGTAAAAGCAGAATGCTGACCTGTTGTTCCTCTTCTAAATTGTACTTGGGTTGCCATAATACTATCCTAAAGCCACTGCTATTGCAGTAGCAAAACTTTCTGTGCTAATCGTTCCATCTGTATTTGGAACAGTCATAGTTCGAGTTGTACTACCCGAAATTCCAGAACATTCAAACGCTAATTTTTTAGAAGCATCTGAATTATCTTTCACTCTGAAAACATTATCTCCAAATTCATTAACTGCACCTGCTGTCACCTGATTATCTACATAAGCTGTTGTTGCTACTTTGGTTGAATTATCACTAGCAGATTGAGTCGTTCCTGTTATACCATCAGCTAATGCTCCAGAAACTGTATTACTTCCTAAAACAATAGTTTTATTTGTAAGAGTCTGTGATCCTGCAAGAGTTGCAACTGTTGCATCTATTGCAAAGGTAGCTGTAGTTCCTGATCCACTCGAAGCTATTCCAGTTCCACCAGCAAGTATTAAAGGTTCTGAGTTTAGATCAACATCAAAGTTGCCAGAGTCAGTCTGTACATCTAAATCTTCAGCACTGATCTGAGAATTTACATATGCCTGAGTTGCAATCGTTCCACTTGCATCTGGAATAGTTAATGTTCTTGTAGTGCTTCCAGTTATTCCTGAGCACTCAAAGGCTAGTTGTTTTGTATTATCTGAATTATCTCTGATTCTAAAACCGTTATCGTCAGTTACAACAGCACTGGATGTTATAGAAGATAGACCAGTAATCGTCGTAGCACTACCGCCCAGGGCAATACCAGTAGAACCAACAGTAACAGAACTGTTTGCAAGCTTGGCGTTAGGGATAGCATTAGTTGAAAACTCTCCTGTACCTGAATTGTAAGTTAACCCTGATCCGGAAGCAATGCTAAGTGAGCTTAACAATGCAACTGTTCCTGTTGCATTGGGTAAAGTTATTGTCTTATCAGATCCGGATGCATCTACTGCTGTAAGTATTATCTCATTACCATCAGCTGTAGATCCTTCAAATGTAATATTTCCACTGGCAAGTGTTATGGAATTAGCACCATCTGCTGCACCTGAAATTAATGTAGCGGATGCTAAAGATGTTATCCCAGCTATAGTCCCGGCTGTTGCTCCTAAAGCAACACTTGTACTTCCGAGAGTCACAGTTGAATTAGCTAGATTACTGTTAGCAATCGAAGACGCAGTCGTTAATATAGTTCCTGTTTCATTTGGTAAAGTAAGAGTTTTATCTCCACCGGATGCATCAGTTGCAGTAAGTATTGTTTCATTTGCATCAGCAGTTGATCCTTCAAAAGTAATATTTCCACTTGCTATTGCTATTGAGTTTGCTGCATCAGCAACTCCAGAAATTAATGTTGTAGATGCTAAGGATGTTAAACCTGTAAAGGTTCCCTGAGTAGCTCCAAGTGCAACACTCGTACCTCCAATCGTTACAGTTGAATTAGCTAACTGTCCATTCGGTATTGAGCTTGTTCCAAATTCTCCTGTACCTGAGTTATAAGTAAGACCTGATCCTCCAGCTACACTGAAATGTGCTCTTGCTTCAGCAGAGGATGGTCCTGTATATGTAATTACTCCTGAACTATTATTGTATGCTAGGGCTCCATCTCCACCTGAATCTGTGACAGAAATAGCTGCTCTTGATCTTGCATCTGTATAATATAAATTTGTATTTTCTCCAAGATCGGCTGTAGTATTACCAGCAAAGTCTAATTTATCTGTAGGAGTATTAACCTCTTGAAATAAACCACTTACCAGCGTAATAGCCTTACGTGTTGCCATCTTTTAATTACTATCTTTAGTTTCTTATCTAATAAAAAACTTTTATTATTCTTCTATTTTATCTTTAACAATTTTAGCGAAGAAGAATAGGACGCTTAATTCGTACAATTAATTCAACTGTATTTGCAGCTTCACCTATAAAAGTCACATACTGTCCTGCAGTTGTTGGTGGATTTTTAATGATTCTTCCTGCAGTTGTATTTGACAGAAAGAACAGATCTCCTGCATCTAATGTCTGAGAAGAAGCAACCTGTCCTGAAACTATTGCACGAACAGTCTGTCCTGCAGACTTTGTAGTCTCTGCAAATCCTGCAACTGTTGCCTGATCTAAAGTCCCATTTGCAAGAGCTTTTCCTACCTTCCCATCAGAAGCTCTGGAATATAAAGCATCTCCCTGGGTAACATCTTCGAATGTTTGAGCCTGATAACCAACTACCTTGAATACGACAGGGTTAGGCATTGTTGATTTGAAATCAACTAATACAGCAACCAGTCCTACTTCATTAGCTGAATAAGGTTCTAAGTCTTTTACATCAGCCATTATCTTAGAAGTACGGGAGGTTCAATATGAATTGCAAAATCAGTTGTAGTGGAGGCTTCTCCTACACGAGTCACTGCTTTACCTGCACCAGAAGGAGGAGTTGTTGTGATAGCTCCTGCACTTGAATCTGATAAGAAGAATAAATCTCCTGCATTCAATGAACTTAAAGTTTTAAGTCCTACGACAATTACCTTCACAGTGTCATTAGCAGTAGTGGCAGCATTAGCAAAACCTACAACAGTAGCATTCTCTAATGTTCCATTAGCTGCACTTGCTTTTCCTACCTGACCATCAGAAGTACGCATAAATAAAGCATCACCATCAGCTAAGTTCTCAAATGCAGTAGCATTAAATCCAACCTGTAATGGTGCAAAAGTTGGGAAGCCTTCTTTTAAATCTATTAATGAATCAACCAGTCCTCTCATGTTGTTCTCATAAGGAGAACGAGTCATGGTAAAACCATTAGCAGTCAATAGATCTACAAGAACTCCTATCGCACCTTCTATATTTGGTTCTCCGGTAGCCATCTAATTAAAGTTTTATATAGGACTATTCTAAGTTGTTAAATCCCTTAGAATATAGATATAAGGATTTATATTATTAATGGACCCCGAATTAATTGCTGTTGCTGTAACCAGTGGAGTTGCTGCTTTCGCAGGTGTTATAAAATCATTGAATGGATTTAATGAAAAAATCCAGAGAAGATTCAATAAACTACAGGATGAGATAGATCGTGTAGAAGATGACATGATTCGTGGCTATGTTCTAAAACAAGACTTCATTCGTGAAATGGATACAGTACATCAAAAACTAGATAGAATACTAGAATTAATGATCAAACAGAACTCTAAGTAGCTTTAGCTAATATTTTTATAGCTTTCTCATGTGTCTCACATCTCTCTGCTTTGACTTGAAGCTTAATTAATTTTTTGTGTAGTTTTGTTTTTTTCATTTAATTGTTTCCAAAGAATACCTGCCTGCTCAATTTGTTCTCTTATATTTCTACAATGATCACAATTACATTCTTCCTTTAGTTTATGGCAGTCCATCCAGCTATACTTGATCGATAGATGTGTAAAGTTGTTGTTGATTCAATATAATGTAACTGACCATTAACTGGATTAGAAGGGAAGCCTGAATTAGTTGTAGAAGCTACCGCCTTTGAATACTGCCAGTCAGTTCCATCATGTACTCTAAACAAATGTGTACTCGCTGTATCAAGCCAGGATTCACCTTTAGAAAAACTAGCAAAACCAGTTGGGGAATTATTAGGTTGAGTAGAACCTACATGAATAGGTCCAACTTTAATTAACCCTGTACTTGGTGAAGCAACACTATCAGCAAAGAATAATCCGGGATCTCCAGAATTTATATTTACACAAAGTTCACCAGCTCCTATTCTAGTTGGTACTGGTCTGTCATTTAATAAACTTGATCTTCTACTTTGAATCTGTATAGTCATAACTAATTTATATAGAGTCCTGCATCTACATCTATGGACTGTTCTACACCTGGATTATAAGTTGAGCAATCCATAGAACTCACTCCTGCTCCTGTTACCGGTTCTCCATTTAAATATGTTCCTCCTTCCACTTCTCCAAACTGAAAGTCAGGAGTGAAATCTATAAGAGGTTGATTAAGTAATCCAATACGAACATCTTCTATTAATTTAAAATCTAAATTAAGAACCTTCTGCATAGACATTAATGTAGTAGCTGCATTGTTTAATATCTTTCCATCACGATTCAATTCACCACCATCACGTCTGATAGTATCTGTAAGTTTCATAGTTACAAGAGTAGGATCAAACTGAGCTACTTCTTCAGGTTCATTTCTTTGTCCGAATTCAATATCTTTATTACCTGTCCAGGGTAATCCATAACCTAAAAGTGCCATTCGTTCAGCAGCTTTTTTAGTACGATCCTGTTCTTTCTCAAAGTTTTTATAGAACTTTTCTAAAGCATTACCAGCTGGTTGATCATTAGGTTCAAGTAACCAGACATTTACATACTCATGTACTTTTAAATTGCTAACAGTACAGTCTCCCTGAGTAGTACCAGAGAAAGGATAGACAATTGTAATTGTATTCTCATCTGGAACAGCACTTATTGTATATTGACCATCTAATAAATCACCACTGGTAAAATCAATACCTACTTTTTTATTAATAAGCAAACCATGATTGACTATGGTTATATCTACATTCGGTCCACTCTGTTGATATCTTCCTTCAAAACTAAACTTGTCATTACCTTCATCATGCTTCATGGAAAATAAAGCTGCATAGATATGTTTACACCAGCGAGTCTGATAATATAGAAGACCACCGAAAGAACCTTCTGGATCATCATTATATTCAGGTACTTGATAGAAGTTACCTGTAGGTGAATATCCAAAATCACTGAAGACTCCAGGGTTATCTCTAGAATCGATTACATTACCTTCTCTGTCCTGTCTTGTTCCTGGAATTACACTCTCAATTCCAGTGGTTGGAAATCTATTATTAGTAGTATCTTTATATAGATTATATTTTCTACGACGCATAAAGTCTGAACAACTACATTGATATCTAACCTCTGTAGTAAGAAATCTATCCTGTGCTGCAAGAAACCCTCTTGGGGCTGGAGTTACTGTTTTAGGTTTATTATTAACAACTTCTACTCCATAACTTTCATCACGTTTGAATAATATTTCATCAGTTGTCAGATCAACTCCAGTAACTGTATTACCTACATAATTATTAAAATCAAATCCTTTTATTCTTCTTTGAACCTTTACATTACCACTGGCTGTTGCACTGATAATAGATTCAGCTGTGAACTCAGTTGTACTTGTAACTATTATTTTATATAAACCAGTTTTTGTATTACCTGATGTCACCTTTAAAAAAACTTGATTATCTGTAGATAATCCATGAGGAGCACCACAGGTTACTGTGACTGTATTACCTGATTGAGAATAAGTGGAGTTGAGTCCTGAATCACGTTCCACTACACGATCAACAAGTCTTTCACCAGCTAATAATGTAATGGGTGTTGGCATACTTCTTATCTTTACTCTCTGCTCTGTCCATCTGGTATCAGCAAATCCTTCTGCAGTATCTGCAAACTCCTGTCTTATATTTACAGTTCCAGCTGTTGTTACTGAAGCTGCACTTGTACAGGTAAAAGTATCATCAGTTGTAGAAGTTATAACTAATGTTTCATCAACTGCAGTTCCAGATGTGTAGTCAAGAAATGCACTTTCTCCTACACGCAATCCATGATTGACTAGTGTTACAACAACAGTGGTACCAGACTTGTTATAAGTTCCTGCAGTTGCTGCAGTGACATATCTAACAGAATCAATGGGTAGACCAAGATCATAAAGATTAAGACTGTTGGCATCACGAATACCAACTGTATGTTCTCCTTCTTCATTACCTGCACTAGGAAAAGTAAATATTCTTACAGGTACAAAAAGACCTGGAAAGAATTGGAATGTAAAGAACATTCTAAAGTCTCCCCTGGTGTTTCTGCCTGTAGCAGATGATCCTAAATATTGTTGAGTTATACAGTAAAGTTCATATCCACGTCTCCATCTAGACCATGTACTATCAAAGTCATAAAATCTTACTTCACTATAATCATCCTGACTACCTGGAGGAACAAACTGATATGGTGTATCAATATAATCACCTTGATTTGATTTCTCTTTCTTTAATACAGCATCCGAAAAACCTTTAAAGGAATTATCAAAAGACGTACCAAAACTAGATCGTCTTCTTGGCATTGACCTTAGTAATATCCACCCTGAACATTCACATAGAATCCATTTGTCAATGAACCTATACCACCAACTCCCACATATATAGCTGATCCACGAGGTAACATTAATCCTCTTAACTTAGGAGCACTTGCAGCATTGGCACTACCAAAATTAGCTCCTGCATGAGGAACAGGTGAATTTACAAGTGGAAGTATTAATTTCTCAGTTAAACTGAATGATTGATCAGCTGGTACAGATTCAACATTAGCAGTAAACAAAGGTAAGAATTGACTAGTTCCTGTAACTGTACTTACAGATACTAGATAGAAAACAAAATCAACAGGCTTCTGGATATTTACATTACTAGAAGTTATAGTTCCTGAAGCAGAAGAGTTTGCAGTAAAAGTATTTGTACCAGTGACTGCTGTTACTGTAATTTCTTCAACTGGTGCTCCACCACTTTGTACATCAAAGAATAATTTCTGTCCTACTTTAAGATTATGATTGGCTAAAGTAATGGTCAAAACAGCAGCAGCTCTTGTATATGTAGCTGCACTTGCTGTTACAGAATCAATAACTCTATTAACATCTTTCGTATATCTAATAAATATTTCATCTATATATGCACCACTGATCTGAGTATCTGTTAATGCCTGGTCAACATCAAATACTTTAGTTACGTTACCAATTGATGTAGGTAACAAACTGGTAGCGAATGTCTGCCCTGTTTGAGTTCTAACAAGCGTACTGGTAGATGCTGGTCTATCCAGCATCATTGGTTGTTTATTTGTTGAGGTAGATGCCAATTTACTGTCCTTCTTTTAAGTTTATTTTAGCGTAACTATTTATCTTCTTTTTTGTCTTTAGCTTTAGTTGCTTTATCTAAAGCTTCTTTACGCTTCTCCTTATCGGACATTTTTTCTCCACTACCATCTTCTTTCTTTTTATTTTTGTTCTTAAAATATTCAAGAAGCTGTGGAGGCATTCCTTTTTTAGCCATAATTAATACTATCTAAGTTCTGTAGCAAACATAAGTCTGGTTCCAACTGCAACATCAGCTGGTCCAGGGAGTGCCTGTATGAATTCAGCACCCTCACGATTGAATCGATATCTAGCTTGCTCAGGATTACGATAATTAGGTACGTAAAGATGTTGAGCTAATCGATCCGTCTCATATAAGTATATACCAGTCCATGTCTTGAGAGTATCTTTATAATCAGTTGTACTGATTGTTCTATCCACGTCACCAGCTATGTTTTCTCTTCTTCCAGCAGGTGTAATATTATTATTTAGAATTCCTGTCATATCTGTTCTCTTCTCTGCTTCATCACATCTTCCAATCTGTTCAACAATTTTACTGAACCAGAAAGAATCCTGAACATTATCAAGAGCTTCTTCTAATCTGGCTAAGTCACCGGCTGGTATAGATGTTTGATTATATCCTAAATGCCATTTACATTTTGATTTAGTAAAATCATCAAGTTGCATTATTCAACACGAATAAGATTATCTTTTATTAGTTCATCCCAGTCAACACGCTTAATGGATTTAAGCTGATCTAACTTGATAAACTTATCGCCTAGCATAGAAGATTGTAAATCTTTTATTTCCCTGGCTGTCTTTAATCCTACACCAGGCAACGCATCAGCAAGCTGTCTGGCACTGGCTGTATTGACATTGATTCTAGTATCTACAGGAAAGATTTCTTTCTTTGTTGGTGTTGCAGGTTTAACACCTTCAGATACTAATTGAGCAGTAAGACGTTCTTCAGCTTTGATCTTCTCTGTAGTCTCTTGCAGTTGAGGAATTAGATCTGACTCATCTACATAATGTACTTCATCTTGAGAATCAGTACACATGACAATTCCTTCACCATGCTGAGAAACTTTTTCAAGTAATGCACCTGTTGGCTTGTATCTGTATAACATTTAGTTAATTATTAGCTATATAAATAGAATAACAACCCACACTTTTAGTGCAAATAAAAAAGCCGAGCATTAAGCCCGGCTCTATTTAAATTCATGTTTTATGAATTAAGAATCTGTACCACCTATTTGTGATGCAAAGTCAATGAATCCTTGGATATCATTCCAACCTACAGCAGCTGCAGGTCTAAGATAGTTAACTCTACCAAGAATGTATGCGGCTTTTCCTTCTGTTGAAGCATCATCAGAAATAAATACACCGTCACCATTAGCAGAAGTATCTGTAATTGCATCGACATTAAACAGTTTAAATGTTGTGTCAGCTGTAACTTTGTACATCATTGAATCTGCTGCGTCTGCACGAGCGATTGTCGCTGTAACAGATGTCCAGAAAGGTAAGTTTCCGTTTGTTGTATCGGATGTACCCTGTGCAATTCCAATAGGAGTTCCTATAGGTAGTGATGCACTTGCTGCTGATAAACCAGATAACTGTGTAGTTGGAACACCGAAAGGTGCACCACCATTACTAGGTCCAAATAGAAGTACTTCTCCATTAGTACCTTGAAGGTCAGTTGTTACTGGTGAAGCAGGGAATGTTGCTAGACCGCCTGCAGGAAGATCCTGAGCGATTGCAATTGATGCTCCATAAATGTAAGCAGGGCGATCAGACGATGCCTGAACAACCATAGTTGTACGATCATCCCTTACACGATCATCTGGACGACGATCTGGTGATGGGACTGTAAGATCAAGAGTTTTGAAGCTTGCTTTTGTACCTGACTTGTTTGTAACTTTGTTAAAACCAATCAGTTCAAATGCTTCAATTCCTGGCCAGCCAAATACTCCTTCAGTGTTGTAGGAGGAAAGGCGATTGATTTGATTACCGGGCTGTAATATTGCTCCGGCTTCTTCTTTATATGTTGCCATGTTTAGTTATCCTCCTTAATCTGAAACTGTGAATGCGACTGTGATGAAGTCCTTATTCAAGTTTGCAAATCCAGCATAAAGCTGCCAGATAAGAATAATGAATCTACTGAAGTCATCATTGTTATTAATGAGAACTTGAGCATTTGGACCACCAACACCAACACCAATTGCTTGAGGTCCGAAGAACGCAGCAGGAGGTGTGTCGTGTGAAACGGCACCGCCACCATCATTGATATTCACGGTTATTGACTTGGTAGGCATGTTAGTTGTTTCGAAGAACCTTACACCTTCAAATACGAAACCTGATGGCATAACTGGTTCACCAGCTACAAATTGTGCTTGACCGAACTGACCACCTTGATAGATAGCTGCATTAGGAGCACCCATTCCCATTAGAGGATTTGGTTGACCCATGCCAGGATATCTAGCAACTTCTCTGAAGCCTGCATCAGCTCTTAGATCTTTCATGAATGAAGGATCAGCTACACAACGGTAGTAGCCATCTGCAAAAACAGGAACATTACGCTTACGTAAGCCCTTAACTACTTCGAGAAGGTCAGTTTTAACATTGAATTTATAACGCTCAGAAGCAAATTCTGCAGCGGTATATGTAGTCAGAGTTGTGGAGTTTGTCTTTACCTTATTATTTGGGTAATAGTATCCACCTTGTGTGTCTCCTGACTGACCACGGGATTCAGACTTGAATAATTCATCGATAAATACTCTGTCTCTCCATCTTCTATAGTCATCTAACAATGTTAGAGAACCAATTGATTGATGGAACATGTTGAGGTTACCTGTGTCTAACAGCAAACGCTGTGCAGTCATCAGGGTCTCACGAGCAATCTTGAATGTACTTGGAAGATTAGTATTCGCTGGATCTGCTGGTCCTGTATACTCACGGAGTGAGACAAGTACCTTGTCCTTTACGATTGATCTGCTATTAGCAGTACCAATTGTCTGATCCTGTGTACGCTCCCTGCTTGTTTTTGTGCCGGGTGCTCCAAAGAATCTATAGCGATCTAACTGTACAGTCTGACCGGGTTGTTTTGTAAAATCGTGTACTACAACTGGCTCTGTGGCCATTTCCACGATATAGGCTGGATGGGGACGATATAGCTCGGCACCCAGCAGCTTTGGAAAATCGTTATCTATAAACATATTTAATTTTCAGTTATTTGATCTGCTACTTGTAAACAAGTAAACAGACAAAGCTGTGTTCACTCCTGGAACCAGAGTTCCATTAAGATTAATTATATCAGTACCTTATTTATGCACGTTATTAATATTTTAGGTTTTATAGTTTATGCTGCTAAACTAATAGCTGAATGTTTTAGTTATAAATACTTAGCGTTCTCTCCCCAAACCAAGACCTAAAGGGAGAATAAATTATGTCTTTCATATCCATCAGTGAAGGGATTGATGGAAATATTAATATCGCTCTACCCTTGAGCCCTATTAAATTTTAACGTTCTAATGACAACTCTTTCAAGAAAAGAACAATTAGGTATCCTTACTGGATGGCCTGAGTTCTGCAAGTGGGTTACAAACACAAACAACCGCATCTATGTAGGTTGGTTTGGTGTTCTAATGATTCCTTGCTTATTAGCAGCAGCTGCATGCTTCGTAATTGCATTCATCGCTGCACCACCTGTCGATATCGACGGTATTCGTGAACCAGTAGCTGGTTCCTTTTTATATGGAAACAACATCATCTCAGGAGCAGTCGTTCCAAGCTCAAACGCAATCGGACTCCACTTCTACCCAATTTGGGAAGCAGCAACTTTGGATGAATGGTTGTACAACGGAGGACCATATCAACTCGTTATATTCCACTTCCTTATCGGTATCTCAGCTTACATGGGACGACAGTGGGAACTTAGTTATAGATTAGGTATGAGACCTTGGATCTGTGTAGCTTATTCAGCTCCAGTGTCAGCAGCATTCGCTGTATTCCTTGTATACCCATTCGGTCAGGGTTCATTCTCAGACGGAATGCCTTTAGGTATATCAGGTACGTTCAACTTCATGTTCGTGTTCCAAGCAGAACACAACATACTAATGCACCCATTCCACATGGCTGGTGTTGCAGGTATGTTCGGTGGTAGTCTCTTCAGTGCAATGCA